TTTTATGTAAGGCTTTAACACATCCGTGTAATCTTTAAGAGTTGGATAACCTCGATTGATTTTTTCTTCTATTTCTTTTTTTGTCATTGTTTCTTCTTTTTATCCTAGTCGGATAAGGACATTTTTTATTGATAACAATTGATTGTTGAAAATGCATTATGTAGGGGGATTTTTTTTCTTTTTTTCGACAAAAGAAAAAAAACACCCCCTACGACCCTAAAAAAAAGAAAACAGCGACTTAGGGGGTGCAACCCCCTAAGTACCCCCGCCACCTTGTAATATAAGATATGGAATAAAGTGTCGTCAACAACGACGGGGGTCTCGGGGCACTCCCCGAGCAGCGTTTGAAAAGGGCGGGGGTTATAGGGGGAGGGTAATAGGAATTCCTTAATATGAGAATTTGCCATTAGGCAAATTCTCACTACTTTGCTCTGTTCAAAGTTTTCCCATCCCCCTAATGAAACACCTTCAAATTGGCAATTTATAAAATGTAGCACACTTGCGCATCTAGCCAAGAGAGAAAAAAACTTAAACATTGTCAAACCCCTCAAAAAACGCTTTAGCTTCGCCTGCAAGGCGATTTTTTTCCTTAATGTATTCTAGTGCTTTTTCATGTTCCGTTTTGTATTCATCAGGAATTGTTATAAATGTCTTCAACGCATTAAATGCGGTTTCAGGTGAGATAAGCCCAGCGTCTAAAGCCTTCAGTATGCTTTCTGTAGCACTATGCAAAGCATTCATTAAAGCTACATCGTCTCTTGCCTCTAGTTCGTCCCATTCTATAGAAAAATTGCTGTCTTCTATATAAGGCAGGTGACTGTTAGTGGTATAAAAAGCAAAAACATCAACTAGCCAAGAATAAAACTTTGTGTATTCTCCTCTTCGGTCTTCAATCTTTTTAATCCATACAGGAGCTTGCTCCCTAACACTCGCATTGGTGGTGTTTAATGCTGTTCCATAAAGATATTCAGGCATTGTCATTTCAACAATAATCCAATGCAAAAGATTTAAAACATCTATTGCACTCTTTAGATTATTGTCTTGAGAAACAAATTCAACATTTTCATTATCTCCTGTAAGTATTGCAGCTTTGAATTGTGTGATATCGGGTTTTAAGTCTCCTTTTGCAATAGCTTCGTAATCACTTTCTTTTATGCCTAGATTGTTTTGTAAAAATGCTTTTGCACTTTTTAGATGTAATTTTATTTTTGGGTCTAGTATTTGGTTTAAGTGCGTTTCAAGTTTTTTGAAAGTAGCATTATATTTTTTTATGAATGGTAAGACGTTAGCAATTTCAGGAAGTCCATCAGAAAGAAAAGAAAAATGATTATTGTAAAAATCAAAAACAGGCACAAAAGAAAGATACGTTTTGTTTGTGATTTTCTTTTTTTTATATTGAGGTGGCAAATCTCCAATGATTTCGATTTCTTCAGTATATGGAGTGAGCGTGATTCTTACTCGTGCTTTTTTTGTGATTAATTCAATGTCATTTTTTTCGATTGTTTCTGCTTTATTATTTGTAATAAAACTCCAGTCATCTTTTTTCTTTTCTTCTTGCCATTTTTCAATACTTTCAAAAACTACTTTGTCAAAAATGCCCGAAGTCCTTTTGATGCTTTCTCTTTTAACAAAGGTTTCTCTTGGCATTATTTTAATTACAGGTTGCAACTTTCCTCTTATGTCTTTTTCTAATCTACACCAGATATATACCACTCCATCAATCATTGATTGTCTATATATTTTTATTAGTGTTGATTTGTTTTTTGCAATAAATTGATTTATATTTACATTGAATTCATTATCTATTCCTACTATGCGAGGAACATTTATAAAACTAGAGAATGTATCAATATAGGCTTTTGTGGCATAGTTTCCTAAAGCATAGTCATAATAGCTTACATCTTCAGTGGGAATAGAAGCATAAAGAGAGCGACATAAAGTATAATCAATGTTGCCTGATTTTGTTTCAAGGTGTTTGTTCTCTCCAACATCTAAAAAAATGTTAGGATAGCTTTGTTGTTTTTTGAAGAAAGAAAATATACTCATACAAAATATTATAGAAAAATAATTGTTTTTTTGTAAGAGGACTATTGATTATATTTTTTGTTATTGCTATGATATTATCACACCATTCAGAGGGTTTTTTGCTCCAACAAAAAGCATGTTCTCCTTAATAGACTGGGTGCGTTTTGGTAAAGTTTCGCACTCAGTCTTCTTTTTTATTTTCAATAATTTTATTAAATAACAATGTTTTCTTTTCTTCTAATGTGCTTTCTTCTTCTTGAGGTTTTGATTGTTGCATTTCTGAAAAGATCGCAAATCTTTCGAGTGCTAACATTTCACTTTCTTTGTTGACAGCTCCTAGATATGCGTTTAAGTTTTTAGTTTTTATAGCCTGTTCTTTTATAAAAGCATATTCTTCTTTTTTCTTTGCTAGCTCTGCTTTTAAGTCTATTAAACTTAATTCTTTTTTTCTTAGAGTTATTTCGTCAATGTCTTTTTTTGCTTGAGATTTGCTTATATGTAATTTTTTAGAAATGAAAGAAATAAAAGCAGTTTCGTCTAAAGCAAGACTAGGTTTTTTAACTTCTAGGTTTGCTATAAAAGAGAGGTGTTGTTCTTTTTGTTCTTTCGTTCGTTTTTTCATATAATCCTTTTTTTCTGTCTCAAAAAGTGTTTTTTTTATTCCTTATTATTAGTCTTTTTTATATGCTATGTTTTATGAAATGTCAATAAATATATCACATCAATTGGAGTATAAACTAAGTGGCATATTCATAAAACATTATTTCGAGTATTTATTTCAGTAATTTTATTATAATGTAAATATTAAACTTTAGTTATATAGGAGTGATGTATGCCAGATGTTTTAAAACCATTACCACAAACAACTAAGGGGTTGTTAAAGGTTATTCAAAGTGTCGGTTGTTTTTTTAGGAGTGCCCAAGCTATTGCAGAAATGGAAGTAGGTAAAACACTTTCAATTGTTCAAATTAATTCTATGTGGATGTGGGCAAGAACTGCGGGCTTTATTGACGATAATAACTTGATGAAAGCTTCTGCACCTATTGCAAATAAAACATTAGATGTGTTAGGCGTTAGAAATAAAAAGTTTTATGAAGTTGCAACTAGTGAGAAAGGTGTGCCAACTTTTTATAAAAGCATTCCTCAATCTTTGAGAAACCCAAAGTATTTTATTCGCAAGATTAGAAATCAATTTAATGGGACGCATTTTTTGGTTGTGGATAGTGAAGGTAAGACTATTTTTGACCCAGATAACTCTGCTGAAGAGGTGAGAGAAATATATACAATTCTTTATTCTGTTGGAAAGTAGGAAGGATAGTTAATGGAGCTTATATTAATTGTTTTTATATATGCTCCTTAACCCATTCAAGAAGCTCATTGTAACCCTTTTGCTTGCTTGCTACAGACAAGAATAAGTCAATTATTTCTTGGTCAGTTGCTAATAACTCTCTTTGATTTATTTTTAGAAAAAAAATCAAAGCACCAGCACCAATACGTTTATTCCCGTCAAAAAACGCATGATTCATTGTTAGGTTGTAGGCTAATCGAGCCGCTTTTTCTTCAAATGTGGGGTATAACTCGAAGCCACCGAACGTTTGAAAAGGTGTGTTGATTGCACTGTCAATAAGAGTTAGGTCTCTTATCCCTTGCGATCCCCCAGATTGTTCTACTATTTTGTCGTGTAATGTTATAATATCTTCTAATGTAGGTCTTTTCATTTTGCGAGTTCCTCAAAAACATGTTCATATTCAACTAAAATCTCTTTTATGATGTTTTTTGAGGTTATTTTATCGACAACCTCATACTTTTCACAATTTTCGACTTCTACATCTTCAATTATTTCTTGTTTTGTTGCTATATCGCTCATATATTGTCTCCTTATAGCCTAAAAAACGGCTCTTATAGAGAGTATACAACAAAACAAAAAAGCATTCAAGAAACATTTTAGGAATGTAAGATTATTTAATTTTTATAGTTTGAAAAGTGGTATTTTATCGTCGATGTCCAAAATCATATTATATCCGTCTTCCCATTTTTGTAACGGGTAATATTTTATAAAATCTTTCTTTTCCATTTTTACAATATTCTTGTTTTCATTTTTTGTCTTTATGTATATAGGAGTTTTTCTAACTAGGTTTTTAAGGTGCTTATCAGAATAATTTTCAAAATAAAGACATAGGTGTGTTAATAATTTATTTGCACTTCCATAAGAAGAAAAGGGTATCTTTTTATAAAGCCGTTTTAGCTTTGTAATATCTTCTTTTTTTGTTTTTCTGTATTTATGTTCTACATCAACTAAAAAAACAAAATTGTTTTTTAATATAAAGTCATCATCAACGCTAGGAATGACATGAGTGGTGCGTGAAACTATTTGATATAAAAAGCAAATTGTTTGTAACTTGCAAGAAGTGAGAGATATATTGTTTTTTTTGTGAATGTCTATAATTGCATCGCATAAGTCAAAGGTGTTGACCGTTGTTATTTTATATCGAAGCATATAAACAATAATACAATAATTTTTAATTTGTTGCAAAGTTAAAATTAAAATAATATACTAAAAATATACTTTTATAGCTTTTTTATAAAAAGCTAAGGAGATATTTTTAATGGGGTTAGCTGATATTTTAAGTTTACCAAAAGGTAGTGTTCTAAAAAAAGAAGAGTATGAGAAATTAGTTGATAAAATACCTTTAAATCCTATTGCAACAAAAGAGATTATTGCTTCCTTAAAAAAAGTTCCTGAGGGTGAAACACCTCTCGATTTGATTTTTTGTGTTAAATATAAAGATAGCAAAAATGACCGTATCTATTCTTCAAAAGCATATAAAAGCATTGTAGAACAAATTGTCAATAGTGATGTTTTTATACCCGTTTGTTATGGACATCAAGATAAGGAGAATGTAGGGTGGGAAGGTAGAAAGATTGTAGGCTCTTGTATTGGTGCTTATCTTAATGAAGAAGATGGGTGCGTCTATTATAGGATTATTCCTGATGCTTCCAAAGAGAATGAGGATATAAGGCGATGGCTTAGAAATAAGCAACTCGGAGCAGTTTCAATTTGGGGTTTTTCTGACAGTGTTAAAAATGATGAAGGTATTGAGGAAGTTGTAGGCTTTAAGTTGTTAAGTGTTGACTTTGTTCCCCCTTTAACTGAAGGTCAAGATAACTTAGGTCTTGTTATTGGAGAAAATCATAATAGGATTAACTCAAATCCTATAAATAATAAGGAGGCTAATATGGCTGAAGAAAAAATGAAAATTGAAGATGTTTCAAATGACGCTCTTCAAGGTGAGATATTGCGTCGTTTGAAAGACGGACGCATTTCATTAAAAACTATTGCAGGAGAAATGAAGTGCCATGTTTTGACAGGTGAAGAAGTAGAACTCGAAGAAAAAGAGAAAGATAAGCTTAAAGCTGAGTTGGACAGTCTTTTAGGAAAAGCCAAAAGCTTAGGGTTTAAGACCGTTGATGAGCTTTTTGATTTTGCGTCCGATTCTCTTAAAAAGTTTGAAAATGAAAAACTTCAAGGAGAGTTTAATAGTCTTAAAGAAGCAGTGATGACCGAAAAGGGACTCATGAAGGATGGAAAGCCTGTAGGTGTGCTTGGTAATATTGTTTACAAATATGCACCTATTAAGCAAGGAATGAAGAAAGAAGAGATTGTTTCTATCATTGAAGAAATCTTGAAAGATAAGGACATTACAGGACAAGTAGAAGGACAACCAATAGAGCTGGCTGGCGAGATGTTGGATGACCAAAAAGAAAAACAAATTGAGGTTTTTGAAATATAAAGAGGAGAAGTATATGCCTGAAAGAAGTATAAGTGTTTATAAAAAAGACGTTGAGATTATTAAAGTGCCTGAAGATAATATTAGTGACACTAGAGAGCCACTGCCCTTTATTTGTGTTTTCGGAGAAAGTGTTGGTGTTGCAACAGAATACATCGAAGATGAAAAATCTTATCTTGTAGATATTTCAAAAACTAAAATCTTTTCTTGTCGTGATTTTACTAAAAGTGAATTGCCTGATGAAGTGGGAGATCTAATATATGTAAATAACCTGAAACTTACAGGCAAGAAAGATGGATCTACGCTAGTAGGGGTTTATCTAGGGCTTAAAGACGATGTAGTCTTTTTTATGTTGAAGTAAGTTTTATCTCTCTTGTTAGAGAGATATTTTGTAAATTGCTAATAAAATAAGTTTGTTTTTTAAGGATAAAAATAAAGAAAGGAGTAGAAGATGAAAATTATATCACATGACACAAAAAAAGAAGAAACTATCAATATCAAAAAAGAAATATTGAAAAGTTTTGCTGTGCTAGGTGGTGCTGTTCAAGGTGAGATGCACTTAAAAATAACAGGCAACAAGAAACGTGTTTTTACGAATGAGATGTTTACATCTCTAGGTAAAAAGCCACAGGGTGAGATGGATGTTAAGGACATTAAAAAGTTAGTTCAACAAGTCATTATTGACATTGCTTCAGAAGAAGCAAAGCACCCACCTCTTTATAAAGAAGTGTATGAAGAGATTGTTGACAGTTCTTTCCCTCAAAGTTTGCAAGTTAAAGACATTATAGGTTTGCAAACAGCTTTTGGAATTGTAGGTGACGGAGAGAGTGTGCCTCTTGCAGATTTTAAGTGTGAAAACTTAGGCTCTGTTAGCTTTAAGACAATGGCAACAGGCTACTCTGTAACAGAGGAATGGGTTGCATTTAATCAAGCTTGGAAAATTGAACAAGCTAATAAGGCGATAGGCGAGGCTCATTCTGCAATTTTAGACCATATTCATTTTTCACCTATCATAAAAGCAAAATACAAAGATAAGAGCGAGACAAAAAAAGTAGCAGTGAAAGATGGCACTGCTTTACAAATTGTCTACGCTTCTTTAAGGCAAGGTTTAAAAGATGCAATGGGTAGAAAGAATAGGCGGGGGTATGTTTTAAAGCCTACCGTAGCACTTTGTAATAGTAGCACTGCCTTAGATGTTATGAGTGCTGTTAAAGGGGAAACAGAAAAAGGGAAGAACTTAGGCTCTCTTGGAATGATTGAAAAAGTGATTGTGTATGATGGCTGGGCTGGTGAGGTTAATGGTGCTAAATATGATTTTGATGCACCTGCCGACAATGAGGTTTACTTAATCGAACCTAAAAAGACTTTTAAGGCGTTAGTTAAAAAAGCAATAACACGAGTGCAACAAAAAGGCAATATTCTAAGCCTCACAAATCTTGAGGTGGCTGAATTCTTTATTCGTGCTGTTGTAGCAGATGTTGAAGGCTCAGTACACAAGGTTATTGTAGGCTAGAGTTGGTTACTTTTTGTAACCGTCTTTAATTAAGGGCGATTATGTTTTTATCAATATGGATAAGAAAAGAATAGAAAAGATAAGGCGGTCTTTGGGTGATGCGGATGTGGATAATCAATTGTTCACTGATGAAGAAATAGAAGATGTCTTAAAAGAAAATGATTCAGATAATTTTTCGCTTTATGTTTTATATTTGCAAAAAGCAGGAAGGCTTATAACAAATGAAAGTTTTATTAAAAGCATTAAAGCGGGAAATGAAGAGTTATCACGTCTTAATGCTAGTGAGCTACAAGCGATGGCTTTAGAGCAGGCAAAAAAATATAAAGAACTTTATGATATGGAAAGGAGTTTGTATGAAACAAGTAGGTTCGTGTATTAAAAGATTTTTGGGATGGACATTAGTTTATGTCTGCATTTTTCAAACGCTTCAGCTAAGTTTTAGTAGAGGTTCAACTTATGATGAAGTTATTGAGAAAAATGCTTTGAGTGAAAAGGTTATTAGCCAAAAGGTTATTGATGAAAAAGCCTTAAATGATGAGCCTTTATGGCAAAAACAAGAAGATGTCAAAAAGAAAGATGGAGATGTTTGTATGAAGGAGTTAGAAATATTGCAAAAAAATACAGAGTATATTATAAAAGCTAATCCTTCAAAATGTCTTTTAATTAGAGATGAAGCTATTAAGAATGATGAAGGTGAGATTATTGCATATAAGAAAAAAGAAAGAGATAATGTAATAGTTCGCTTTAGCTTAATTAATTCAGAAAACAAAGAGTTAGATTTTAAGCATGATGTTAATAATAAAGTGTATTCATTGACTGCCATGTTTAATGAAGATATAAAAAAAGATGATGTGCTAAAAAATCATGATGGCACTCTTTTTAAGGTGTTAGAAATAGAAGATTTTTATTATTGTGAAAACAATGAAAGATGCGTTTATAAAAAGAGTGGCAAAGCATTAGCATTTTTAACTTGATAATTTATTAACACAACAAAAAGGAACGTATGAATTAAATACCCGCTCTGTAGCTGTTGCTGGTAGTAGCCTACCTTTAATCAGCACTTCTTTAAAACTCTACTAGTTGCACTAGCACTAAGTAGAGTTTTTTTTGCATTAAAGCAAAAAAAGGTGTCTCTTTCGAGACACCTAAAAAGCAATCAAAAGGCTTTTGTTATACAATAATCTTTACAAGAGTTCCTGCACTTCCTTCACGCACAGCCTTCGTAAAACCGTTTCTTGTCTTTCCTTGATTTCTCACTTTGATAGAATAAAGAGAGCCTACTTGCACGGTGCTAGGCAAAATGAACTCAATACAACTTGGCTCGTTCCTTATTATATTGCCTGCGTCAACTTTTTCAAACGTTCCACCTTCTTTATAAAGATAAAGCCCACAAGTTGGTTTGTCTCCTTCTATCTTTAGCTTCTTTCCTTTGAGGCGAACAACAGTGCCTTTTTTTAGCTCCGTATTTTGTGCCTTAGTTACCATATCTTCAATAATGCTAATAATTGGCTTATTTTCGATAGCACTGACATCACCTGCTTTTATGTTTTCTAATGCCTTTATTGTTTCTTTTGCATTTCTGAACTTTATAACAAACTTAGGCAAATCAGAAAGACTTGGCTTATCTCCTTTTATGCGTCCTTTCGTACCTACGTACAAAGTGCCTAAGCCTAAGGCTTCCACATTCCTACCCATCTTCAATTGTCTCATTGTTTCTTCATGCAAAAGACGGGCAACATAGCTAATCATACCGGGTTCAATACCCACATGACGGTCTGAAATTACTGCTGCAAGATTGGCAATAGTAACTCTTCGACTATTGCTTCTCACTCTACCATAAGATGAATTACCGCTTTTGTCAAAATTGTTTTTAAAAGCGTTTATTGTTATTTCGCTAATAGGGACTTCATCCCCTTTCTCTAATTGTAATGGCATTGTTTTTTTTCCTTATTAAATAAAATTTAGTTTCTTAAAAAGTAAGGCTTATTCATTTTTTCTTTTTTTCCATTTCAATATAAAGTGAAAAGACCTTAAAAAGAAAAATCTTTATATTGAAGTTTAGTCTTTAAATTAAAGCAAAAGACAAAAAACCTTTTAACTATCGTCAAGTAAAACCTGTATACATAATGCTCACCGCCTTTTGAATGAACTTTTAATCCTGCAAGATTAAATATAATTCTAATACTGAAAAGCTGTTATAGCAAGTGAAAAAAGATTTTTAATAATGTCAAGATAAAAAATAAGAATGGCAAAAAAAAGGTGCTAGAAAATAGGAAAAACTAGCACCTTAAAAACAAAAATGACCTACAAGTATTATAGACAATAATACAAAATAAGTCAACACCGTTAAGGAAACGCTGATTAAAGCTAGGCTACTGCCAGCGACAGCCACTAGGCGTACTGCTAGCGTAGCTTCTAAGCTAGCATTTAATTCATGCG